CATTACAAGCTGGAATAACAAGAGCGATTTCTCCGGCTCTTATACGGATCTGGAGAACAAACCGACCATCCCGACAGCGGTAAGCCAGTTAGAGAATGACGCTGGATATATCACTTCAGCCCCAGTCACAAGCGTCAATAACGAGACAGGCGCAGTTGTTATTTCCGCTTCCGATCTGGGAGCATACGTCAAGCCGTCTGGCGGGATTCCGAAGAACGACCTTGCAAGCGATGTTCAGACAAGTCTGAGCAAAGCGGACAGCGCATTGCAGACTGCCCCGGTAACATCGGTCAACACAAAGACAGGAGCAGTTACGCTGACAGCGAACGATGTTGGAGCATTGCCATCCACCTACACGGCACCAGTCCAGAGCGTAAACAGGCAGACAGGCGTTGTTGTACTGGATGCTGAAGACGTTGGAGCATTGCCGGATGATACAGCTTATGTATCCACGTTTAACGGGCAGAGCGGGGCCATAACATACACCGCACCAGTAACAAGCGTCAATGGCGAGACAGGGGCTGTAACAGGGCTTCAGCCGGCACTTACGGCTGGGACAGGGATAACAATTACGAACAATGTTATTTCGTCAACAGCAACGGGCAGTGTGCAGACGGTAAACTCTCAGCAACCCGATGGGAACGGCAATGTTGTTACACAGCGGGAACTGACACAGGCACAGTACGATGCGCTGACCCCTGCTGAGAAAAACAACGGCGTTCTGTACATGATCACAGACAGCGCACCGAGTACCGACTACTACACGAAGACGGAAACTGACGGCTTGCTTGCGGACAAGATTGACGAACCAAGTGTTGCTGGTACTAATGGACAGGTTCTGACCAGTGACGGTGCAGGCGGGGCAACATGGGAAACGCCATCCGGCGGTGGTGGTTCTATTGATTGGCAACTTTTATATGATGGCACAACCACAGAGGAAGCAAACCTGCATATAGCGGTAACAAATATATCTGTTTCGGAGTTCATTGTTTACGTGATAACCTATCCCGCAAGTAACGTGACTGTATATATTTCGCCAAATCAGTATGACGGCTCACACAATAGCCGTGGATATGGTCGGGCGATGATGGGCACAGGGACAACCACAGGGGCGGCAAAATTCGCATGGTGCAGGGTGTACCATATGATCGGCAATCTTGCATCGTTTGATATTTCTGCTAACTTTGAATATTCTGGGGCCGGGGCAAATGTGAAGCACAGTCTCGGCACTGATTCCCAAAGCATGACCATTGACCAAAAATACACTTCAATCAGCATTGGCACATTTCAAGCCGTGTCAGCAAACACACGGGTTATCGTGTTAGGGAGATAATCATGACAGTCAGAATATTTGATGGGTGGACATACAGAGATGCTACACCCGAAGAGATCGAAGAGTTTAACAAGGCAATAGCGGAAGAAGAGGAAGCACGGAAGAACCAGCCTGTTTCCGATTCTGATATTGCAGAAGCGATAAGAGAGGTGCTGTGATGCCGAACAGTGTAAGAAAACTAATTAAAAACGGCATTGAATACGGCGGGATATTCGTACAGGGTGGAAGCCCCGCCGTCACGGTCGTTGACGTGCCGGATGCACATGGTGGTATCGAAAAGCGGATCACAGCCGTTGACATTTCCGATACTACCGCACAGGCCGCAGACGTGGCACAGGGGAGAATCTTCTACACTGCGAACGGGACACGAACAACAGGTACGGGAAGCGGTGGTGGCGATGAACCGGTACTGCCACCGGGATACACCCGTTATAAATATCTTGAAAGCAGTGGCACACAGTACATCGACACCGGGCTTTATACAAAGGACGGACATGAGTATTACATAACGTATTTGTGCGCAGCCGGAACGGTTAATGTGTTTGGGAATAACCTCAGCACCGGGTGCGGGGCGTACATTCAGAGTTCCGCACAGGACAGCGCTTATTGGCGCTTTGGTTCAGCAAATTATATAGTAACGCGCACCCACCTCAACCCGTTGTTTGTCCGTGAATTGTTGCTGTCTAAAAGCGGCCTGTATGCGTATGATCGTTTTTTAGGCGAATACCATCAGATGACGGCACTATCATCAACCACCGTCACGGAAGACACGTCAATACACAACATCCTGTTCGGAAGAACAACAGGGGAGAATGCCCGGCAGTTGGGCGCGTCGAAAATATATCATTTCAAATGCACTGAAAATGGTGTTGCTGTGCGTGATATGTACCCAGCCATGCGCAATTTGGACGGTGTGCTTGGGATGTATGACATTGTGAATGATGTGTTCTACACCAACGCAGGAACAGGAACATTTACCGGCGGTATTGCCGCATAAAGGGGGCTAAATCGTGTATTACAAAATACACTATGAAGATGGGACGGTGATTTAATGACAGCAGTTTCTAAAGTAACACTTAACGGCACAACCCTAATGGATGCTACAACAGCCACTGCCACAGCAAGCGAGATCCTGTCACCGTACACTGCGATGACTGCTGACGGTGTGATGACCGTTGGCACGGCAAGTGGCGGGGGTGGCAGTGATACGCTGAACGAATTACTGTCGGGTACTCTCGAAACATACGATACCGGTGAAGTGACAAGCGTCCCGCAGTATGCTTTTGCTTATTTTTCGGGGCTTAAAACACTGACACTGCCAAACGTGACCCGCCTAGATGACCATATGGTGGCCGATTCAAGCGTTGAAACAGTAGTAGCACCAAAAGCAAACACTTTTGTAAACTGGCGAGTATTTATAAACGCCAAAAATTTACTAACAATTGATATTTTAGGAGCGTCAACCATTCCACAACAGTGGGCGAACAATTGCACTAAATTGACAACGCTGATTATCAGAAAAACGGGGTCAATCATGGCGCTGGGTAACATCAATGCGTTCGGGTCAACGCCATTCGCAAGCGGTGGCACGGGTGGCACGTTGTACGTTCCGAGTGCCTTAATTAGCAGTTATCAGAGCGCAACGAACTGGTCAACCATCCTAGGCTATGCGAACAACAGCATACAGGCCATAGAGGGCAGTATCTACGAAACGCAGTACGCAGACGGGACGGTGATAGAATGATCAAAACAGAAACAATTACAATCGGAGAAAAGCAGTTCATCCGCACCTATTCAGACCGGGGCATGATGATTCACGGCGGTATGCCGGAAGCGGATTACAGTGAAGCAATCGACCCGGCAGAACTGGGCAGAACCTACACGGAAACAAACATCCCGATTGACGCAGACCCGGAAGATGCTGAAGCACTGCTCGCACGATTGGAGGAAATTTTATGACCAGAGAAGAATTGGAAATGTTCATTGAATCAATTATGACGATGCGCAACCGGGCAACCGATGCCATGTCTTGGGATGCGGCTTATTTCTTTCCGGCATGGAAAACGGAACACGATTACACAACCGGCGACCGTGTGCGGTACGGCGAGAAACTGTACAAGTGCTTGCAGTCTCACACAGCACAGGCAGACTGGACACCCGATGTTGCTGTATCGCTTTGGGTGAGAGTGGACGACCCGAGCATCGAGTGGCCCGAGTGGAGACAGCCAACAGGAGCGCAGGACGCTTACGCAAAAGGCGCTAAGGTCAGCCACAATGACAAGCACTGGGTATCCACAGCGGACAACAACGTATGGGAACCCGGTGTATACGGGTGGGATGAAGCGTGACACCGGGACAATTTTACGCTAAGTATCTAGGCGTTTGGACACAGGAAAGCCCACAGCTAGGCCCACAGTGCGTCTGGGCTTTCAAGCTTTTCTGCAAAGAAAACAGCATCCCGGTCGTGCCTACACCGAACGGCTGGGCGGATGGATATTGGTACTCAAAGGATGAGCTGGGGTTCGGCAAATATTTTGAGTACATTACGGACTATAAGCAGTTCCGCGAGGGGGACTGGGTTATATGGCCGCGGAAGGCAGGGAACAGTCATCCTAGCTCTCATATCGCACTTTATTTGTACAAAACGACCGGGAACACGGCAATGGAGTTCAGTCTCAATCAAGGCGGCGATGGGCGGTTCTGCGCGAAGGGAACCGTCTTTTATGATGCGTTGGGAGCACTGCGCTGGAAAGGATACACAAACATGGATATTCAAAAGGGATTTCACCAGACGGTTTTCGGCGGCGTCACAGTAAGCACCATCCGGGCTACAGCCGCAAGCGGCTATGAACTGCATTTGATCTCAGCCGGGACTGTGCAGGACTTCATGTCGTTCGATTCGGATAAGCTTGCCATAGTCGGCGCGATAAATTGTAACTACTTCGTCAGCGATAAGAACAGCCCGTCATACGGGATGCACTTGGGTTGCGAATGGGACGCGTGGTTAGGTGAGCGCTGGGAAGCCCCGAAAGCCCCCGGTATAGTAGCGTATTACATCGACAATGATGGAAAGATTGGTGCTCATGATCAGAGCACATTTTATTTGTCGGCAAAGGACGTAGGTCTCTTGTTTGCCCCGTACTCCGTGCGGATCCACGGTGGTGAAGAGGTGAATATCATATCGACTTCCTTTACCAGTAAAGAAGACTCTTACACTGAGCAGTCTGCTGTCATGAAGATTGGAGACGATTGGTGTTTAGCGAACTTCAGCGCGTGTAGGCCAGCCGACATTGCTGAATTCGCAAAACAAGCTGGGGCAAGCGAATGTGCGATATTGGACGGCGGCGGATCAGCTCAGATGTTTGAGTGCTCAACCACAGGCACCCGGAAGGCTGTAAGGTACACGGAAAGGCCCGTTACGACTGTTCTTGTACTTGCAAAAAGAATAGAAAGTGATGACTTATTCCCCGAAAACCCCGATCCTACTCTGCTTCCAAACGATGAACAGGACAGCACTCCGGGCGCAGTGGAAGAGCCGGACAAAGAGCCGGAAAAGAACAATGCGGCAATTCTCCCGAACAACGTGTATGATGTTCTGAAACTGCTCTGCACGGTCGTTCTTCCGGCGGTTATTGTGTTACTTTCTTCCTTATTTGATATTTGGAGCACGCCGAACGGGGACAAGATCATCTCAACGCTGGCGGCGATCAACGTCTTTGTAGGCGCACTGATTGGTGTATCTTCTAAGCAGTATTGGAAAGAGGTGAACGGAAATGACAGGTGAGCTTCTAATTCCGATCATCATCGCCCTATTCGGATCTCAAGGATTCTGGACGTGGTTAATGAACCGAAACAGCCAGACCAAGCAGATCCTCAATGAGATCAAAGCACTCCGGGAAGACTTCGACAAGGAAAAGGCTGTAGCCGCCCGGTCACGGATCTTGCGGTTCAACGATGAGCTGTTAAACGAGATCCGACACTCCAAAGAAATGTTCGATCAAGTACTGGGAGATATTGATTCTTACGAACGGTACTGCCGGGATAATCCGGCGTTCATTAACAACAAAACAGAAATGTCTGTCGCGCACATTAAACGGACTTACCAGCAGTGTGAGGACGAGCGGTCATTTTTGTAAACAAGCCGGGTTTATGCCCGGCTCTTTTTTTGTGTTTTTTCTTCGATTTTTCTTCTTTTTCCCCCGGAGAGCGTGTAATTTCTTCGATTTTTCTTCGATTATAAACGTCTGAAACCAACAGAAACTAACAGACTTAGACGTAAGAAAAACCGCATATTTATGCGATATTATGCATATTTATGCGGTTTTCCATGATTTTGCTGGCGGAGATAGAGGGATTCGAACCAAAATTCTGAATTTCCGCTTATTTATGCTTTTTTCTTGCGATTCGTTCTTCGCTTTTCTTCTTTTTTGACCAGAGAATTAACCGCGTCTTGTTTCGCTGAGTCGTTTGACCGGGCATAACCGTTGGTTGTGTCCAGCCGCGAATGGCCCATTAGTTCCATCCGGGTTCTGTCCGATACGTTGTGTAGATCGAGATCCGTGGCGAACTGGTGGCGGCAATCATAGGATCTGAAATCAATACCCAACTCTTTGGACACGGCGGAGATCCAGCTTGCGGCTTTGGACGTGTTCATAATCTGACCGTTGTGCCGGGTAAAGATCAGCTCGTTGTCTGACATATCCAGCACGGCGTCCAGCTCTGACCGGGCAATGTAGTTCAGCGGGATAGTCCGCACACTTGTCGGTGTTTTGGTCTGTTTGCGGGATCTGACATTCTGGGCAGTTTCGCCGACACTTCCCGTGACGTGTAGCTCCGTCTCCCCAACATCTTCCCGGCGAATCGCGTAAACCTCTGCTGGGCGCAAGCCCGTGTGCCGCATAATCTTCAGCGCGTGGGCTATGAGCCGATAGTCGTATTGGCGGGATGCGGCCCCGGAATGATTGGATAGCTGGTTGCAAATAAGCTCAAGATCCGCGTCCGTAACTGTGCTTTTGTGCTTAGTGGGCGGGGCGGCTGTCTTCGGCATGTCGATGAGATCAAAGTCAATGTAGTATCGGATCTGCATCTTATGGGCGATTCTGAACATGTACTTCCAGAACGTCAGCCCATATTTCGCGTTCCGGCTGTTGCGGTTCCGGGCAACGTCATTGACCGTCTGCTGGACGTCATACTCAGTGATTTCGGTTATTGGAAGATCCTCATATTTGTCTTGGATGTAATTACGATAAATGTATCCGTACGCTTTATACGTGCTGTACGCTTGCGGCACGGATGACGGCCATAAAGCCCAAATTTCGCCGACTGTGAGCGCGGACGACTTACCGATTGCCTTTCCAGAATTAAGCTCATACAGGGCCTTATTTCGATCCTCAGCGGCGGCCCGGAGAGTTGCGGCGTATGAGTCATAATTAGAGCTGTTGAACGAGCGGGTATAGGCCCCGTCCCCGTGCGGGATGTAAACGGTGCAGTACATTGTCCAGCTTCCGTTTTTGCCTTGCCGCCACTTGATCTTTACGTACTTTTCTTTGCGCGAATATGGTGGCTTACTCATACGTCTTGATCACTTTCTTGAGTCTGCCTACACACACGAAATAGTCGGTTGCTGGGTCGATGATTATATCGTCAAATTCGCTGTTCATTGCCTTGAGCACGACAAGCCCTTTCTGAGCTGTGAATTTCTTGCACACAGCTTCATTTTCGTCTAGGCAGAAACAGCCGATCATTCCCGGACTTGGAGATGAGCACTTTTCAAAGACAAGAAGATCCCCGGTGGAGATCCCGGCGTCTTTCATGCTGTCGCCGGTTGCAACTTGGGCAAAGTATTCGCCGCGATCCGGTAGGCCCTTGTCCGGCACCGGAATGTAGTCCAGCACGTTGTCGTCAGCGAATCCGCCAGATCCGCAACACAGCGGTGCGAACAGCGGCACACGGATGTAACCCAATCCAACTTTCTGGTACATCTCCCCTGTAGGTCTTTCCAGAGGAACGTCATAACCCATGAGCCACGCTTCGCTGACTCCCAATGCGTCCGCGATTAAATGCGTGTTTACCTGTTTCGGCATGTCCTTCCCGTTTATGTAGTTCGAGATCGCACCTTTGTCTATGCCGGATCTTTCGCTCAGTTCAATGGCCTTCATGCCGCGGATCTTCAGCGCCATAACGAGCCGGTCGTTGAATTTCTCCACTTTTCTCACTCTCTCTTTCCTATTTATATAGTTCTCCACGATTCGATAATAAGCTAATCGTTGGCAAACAGCAACGAAAAATGGTTGAAAATAAAAAAAGTTGAGAAAATTACAAAAAAAGTATTGAAATCCAAACCAAAAGCGTTATACTTGATTATGAAGTTAAGGTATCAAAACAAAAGAGAGAGAGGAAAAGCAAAGTGAGAAAGATTTACGTTACAGAAGCTGTCAGAAATTACGCCGGAAAGTACGAACTGCTGGAAATCGCGGCACAAGCTGGGATGATTATTGACGGCGCTAACTGGTTCGCCAAAACCCTGTACGGCCGGGATATATGCCTGTTCGCAGAGGACGGTAACGTGTGCATGATCACATGCGAAGAGGTCAACGAAAACATTGAGGTTGACGGTTACAGTCACAGATTCAACGGAGAGTACACAGTCATCGGCGAGATCGCCGCTTAAAAAAACAAGGCCCGGCGGGGCGGCCTAAAGCCCCGCACAAAACTAATAGAGGGAGAAAAAGAAATGAAAGTCAAAGAAATGAACGGAACACAGAAAATCGCATACAGAAACGTCAAGGGCGTCTTTAACTGGGAAGTCGGCGGCTGGTATAACTGCATACAGGATAACTGCCCAGAATGGATCCCGGACACAGAGGCCGCGGCGAAGGAAATCATTTACAACGAAGCTCTGGAAGACGCTTCCCGCCCGGGCATGTATCTCACAGGCGCGGCGCCGCGGGAAATGCGGTTCGCTGGATCTGAGTTCATTCGTGAGTGCATTGATCATCTGTTCGCAAAGGACGAGGACGTTGCGGTAATCCGTGAGGTCAAAAATTGGTGAAAGGAGAAATAGAAATGAGAGAAAAGACAGCAAACATCGGGGACGTAATCAAGTGCGGATGGCGGAAGGCCATTATTGGAAAGATCATCTATCAAGACTGGTCGGCGGATGACGGCTGGATGATTGAGGGCTATGACGACCGCGGCAACTACTTCTATTGGAAGCAGTGGTGTGACGGCGGCCAGCTTGAGCAAAAATAAACACATGGCCACGCGGGGCGGCCTAAAGCCCCGCAAGGGGGTAACATGAAAGATATTGAGTTCGATTACAGCAAGTTGAGAGGCCGCACCGTTGAAAAGGCTGGCACAATGAAGGGGCTGGCGGCCGCGCTGGGTATCAACCCAGCAACGCTGTCGGTCAAGATCCATAACAAAGCTGAGTTCACACAACGCGAAATCATGCGGGCGTGTGAGGTGCTGGAGATTGAACCGATAGACATTCCGACATATTTTTTTGAAAGAAAAGTTTAGAAACCTAAACAGGAGAGTGAGGATAAATGAATAGAGACGAAATGATTCTGATTGCACAGACAGAGATCCGCGAATTGAAGGAAGAAATCAAGCGGTGTCTCGATGACGGCGGAACTGCCGCGGCTGAACGTCTGGCTGAACAGTTGTACGGCAATGCGTCAATGGCGCGGTCGCTGGGGTTGATCAGCGCGGACGACATGATGGGCGTGCTGACCTTCCAGAACTGGGTAAAAAAAGAGAGCAAGCTGATTAGAATCGACCAGCTTGACGAGTATCTTAACCAGAATTACAAAGGCTTGAACCGGGCGTGAGAACGAGGATCTACACATAGAAGGGAGAAAAACAATGACAAAGAAAGAACTGCACGAAAAGGCTATCGCCTATCTCAATGGAGAACGTGATCGAATCAGTGAGAGCTTGAAAGACGGCGACTACTATCCGCTGGATACGTATTGTGCAAGGCTGTCCGGCGCGGCCGGTCTGGCGGTGTTCATCGGGGTAATCACGATGAGGGAACGCGCGGACTACACCCGGTTTATCCGGGAAGTATGGAACGCGGTTGTATCTGCCCCGGTCGAAGATACGGCTGTACAGGAAGGGGGCGATACGGCTGACTGACAAGTTGACCATGACTGCCCGGCAAGTTGCTGATGAGCTTAACTGCTCACGGCAATTTGTCGGGGAGCTAAGAAGACGCGGCAAGATCCGCGGCATCCGGCAAGGCAACAAATACGTCTATCCGACCTCAAGCGTAAAGCGATACGTTGAGAGTTTCGGAACAAAAAATAATGCGTGAACCCTAGGAAAGCACACGCATTAACGGCTCTGGTAAGCCGTTCTCATATTACCACGAAAGGAAGAGAACAAGAACATGATGAAAGATCTGGAACAAATGTTAGAGGCGTTTGACGAGATTGCCCCATACGCGCTGTTGTTTGAAAGCGCCATGCTGATCGCCGGAAGCGTCTGGCTGACACTGGCACTGAGGGCGCTGTAATGCCTAGCAAGCGGTATGCAATCGATTCGCGAGTGATTAGCGAAATGATGCGCAAGCATGAGCGCGCACAAGAAAAGGAAGAAGACGGCTATGCCGAATATGACCCGTCTTACTGGGATGACCGGGAAGCGGCTGAAGAAGACTATGAAGAAGAAGGAGAAATAGAAAAATGACACACGAATACACAATTCACGAAGTTGCCGCTATTTGCGGTCTGGCATACGGGACAGTACACAAGCACATGAAGCAGGGGGCAATCAAGCCTAGCGGCAAACAGCCGTGCAAGGGCGGAAGCCGGTACGTGTTTACCGAAGAAGAAATTAATCGGTATGCCGGAGTTATCGGTGTTGAACCAGTCTGGGAACGGAGCGGAAGAGCCTACACACCGGCGGAACCGAAGGAAGAAGAGCCGAAGCCGGAACCGGCAAAGAGTGAGGTTATTTCCGAATATCTCATGATCCGGCTTGGTGAATACTGGCTAACAGACAAGCTGTCGTTGTCAAAAGACATGAACAACGCTAAGAAGTACGCGCCGGAAGCGCTGGACGCCGCGCATGAACAGTGCAATGGGGTCGGCGGCAAACTGATCATCGTTCGTACTGAGCTGGTCGAGGTCGAGTAAATGTCAAAGCTGTCGGAAACATATTTCGGGGACATGGACGATTCGTTCATGCCCCTGCCAGACGGCTCAAATATGGCCGAAGAGACGGTAAGCGGTGAATATACCTTCCACCGCGAAAACCCTTCAAATTCGGGCCATTACGTGGCTGTTACGACAAATGGATACAGCGACCTGTTCTATTCGGCAAAGTGGGACTGCTGGAACTACTTTGACAGCATGAAAAAGCCGAAGCGGGCGGTCAAAGACGAATGGGACGAGTACGTAAAAGGCTGGCTTGAGTTGCCGGCATGTGAAGAATTCATAAGGGGGAACTATGGAAATCAGTGAAATGAACCTGTATCAGAAACTGCTGGCAATCACGGCTGGGCTGAACACAGTTGCAAAGAATCTGAACGTGGAGACAGGCAAGGGCAAGTCCTACAAGGCCGTATCTGAACGGGATGTTCTGGACGCTGTTAAGCCGCTGGAAGAGAAGTACCACGTCTATTCGTACCCGTATAATCGGACGATCATCGACAAGGACACTCTGGTTACAACTACACAGTACGGAGAGCGGACACAGTTCTTCATGCGGATGGAGACGGTTTACAGGTTCGTCAATGCTGACAAGCCCGAAGAGTTCATCGACATTCAAGGATTCGGAGACGGGATTGACAGCGGCGACAAAGCCCCGGGCAAGGCGATGACCTACAGCGACAAGTACGCTCTGCTGAAGGCGTACAAGATCAGCACCGGGGACGATCCAGATCAAGAGGCGTCAAAAGAGTACAAGGTTGATAGCGGAAAGATTCTGGCCGACCTGTTGGGATATGACAACAAGTTAGCCGCTGTCGGCGTTGACCGTCACGCGGATGCGGTAATCAGATTCGTTGCGGCGAAGGTCAAGAAGCCGGAGCTGACTACACTTGATCCGACAGTTCTTGTTGATACGGACGTCAAGCTGGCAAAGGCCGTAATGAAGACGTATGACGCGATCATTAAGGCGAAAGAAGACGAAAAGGCCCAGAGGGGGCTGTATGACAAGACGGAGACGTTCTAAGCACGTTGCTGACGGAGACAGGTTCAGCATACTGCAAGACGACTTGACGATCTGTTATATCTGCGGGCGAAAGCCGGTTGAACTACACGAATGTATTCCGGGCACGGCGGGGCGGCAAAAGTCAAAAGACCATGGGCTGGTTGTCGCGCTCTGCCCGGAGTGCCACCGGCGGGTACATGAACATGACCCGCAGTTAATGAGGATGCTGAAGGCACACGCGCAGTGGTGCTTTGAAAACACGCACACGCGCAAAGAGTGGATGGCAATATTCCACAGGAACTATTTAGACGAATGAGGATACTGGCAAAAGACTTAAAAGTCACACTGTACCCGACCGGCGGCATCGGCATGGCGTTCGATTGCATTACGAGCGCGAAAGAGGCCGTTCTAGGGGTGAAGCGCGGGGACTATGAGCTGATTATCAGAAAGCCACAAAAAGCCCGTACATTGAATCAAAACGCCCTTCTATGGGAGCTGTGCGGGAATATCAGCGAAAAGATCAGCGGAAGTCACTCTGACGCAGAAAACGTTTATTGCCAAGTGCTGTTACGGGCGGCGGCCAAGGTCGAATATCTGGCGGCCGTCCCGGAAGCCGAGGAAACACTGAGACGGGTTTTCCGGGCCGTTAGAACAATCGGAAAGCGCACCGTCAACGGGAAAGAACTAAATGTCTATCAATGCTTTATCGGAAGCAGTCAGATGAGTACCGAAGAGATGACCAAAGTCATTGACGCGGCGCTGGAATATGCGGCGGCTGTCGGCATTGATACGGATTACTGGAAGGGAGAACTAGAGCATGAAAATTCAGTTAATAGAAAAGACACCGCATTGGGTGGTAATAGACAGCCTTGACCTACGCGATTGGGTCACGGTCAAAGAGATCCAAGATGAGCTGTTCACTAAGTTCGGGCTGAACATAACCCAGAGAACATGGAGACAGTGGGTTGAGGACTACAACCAAGCGTACAACGCTGGCGAGAGCAAGACACGAATCGTTGCCAGCAACCGGGGCTATTGCAAGACGCGGCGCAAGGATCTTATCGCGGCGGCTGAGCGCCGGAAGATGAACACCGCAATAGCGATGCTGAAGGAAGTGTATAAAACGCGGAAGGCCCGTGGCGAGAGCATGAACGAGCGCCTTGAGCTGAACCTAGGTGAGTGACATGCGGGACAGCGTTGTGATCTACAAGTCATTCGTTGACGCGATTCGTCTGCTGTCGCCGGATGATCAGATTAAGGCTCTGAACGCGATTTGGGATTATGCCTTTACGGAAATAATAGACCCGAATCTGGATGGAGTTGCCGGGGCCATGTTCGCGATGGCAAAGCCCCAGATTGACGCAAACAATCGGCGATATGAAAACGGTAAGCGCGGCGGCAAGCCAAAAGCAAAGGATACCAAGCCGGAACCAAGCCAAAACCAAATCGTAACCAAATCCAAACCAAAGCCTAACCAAACTGTAACCAAACAAGAACCAAATCAGAACCAAGCCGTAACCAAACCCGAACCTAATGTAAATGTACATGTAAATGTACATGTTAAAGAGAATGAGAAACATATATACGGCCAGTACAAACACGTTCGTCTTACCGACAAGGAATATGAGTCTTTGAAAAAGGATTATCCCAACGCGGATGAGCTGATCAAGACACTGGACGAGGCCAAAGAGATGAAGGGCTACACGTACAAGTCGGACTATATGGCAATCAAGAAGTGGGTCGTTGAGGCGGTCGCCGAACATGAGGCGCGGAAGGAAAAGATTAACAGCAAGCCGATCACACAGGTTATTCACGCGGATGATCTTCCGTTTTAGGAGCTAGACATGGTTAGTGAAAAGGCACTTGACTATCTCCGAAAGACGTTCGGGGATCAAGAATACGAATTACGCTTACAGGACATTACGGACAGACAGTTGAAAGCCGCTCTGGATGGGATGAGCACTACAAACTTTGAGAACGTGATAGGGCGGCTTGTCCGTTCCGTTGAAGATCCAGACATTAAGGCCCATCTGCTGGGGTGGGAAAGTGCCGAACACAGGCGCAGAGAAATAAAAGAATTCGAAGAGATGCAAAGGAAGCTGAGCAAATGGATATGAACCGATTAGAAGAATGGCCAATGGACAAGAACGGCGTCAAAGGGCTTGTTGATTATATAGAGGCCAACGGAGACACGCACGTACTATACAAAGGACAGGGCGCGGCCAGAACGATGAAGGATCTTGTAATCAATGAGATGGTCGCGCGAAACGTGCTGACGAAGTGGAAGGTCACGGTTGCCAGCAATTCTCGGTCACTGTACTTGCGGCGAAGCAAGAGGAAGGTGGCAAGCTGGATCACACGAAACCTACACGAATATGGGAACAGCGTACTGCCGGTGACGGACGTCAAGGCGTTCGGGAAAGCGAATCTAGAGCAGTTGCTGGAACAGGAAGTCGGGGAACGCGTGTTCATCCGGGAGACAGACGGCAAAACGCTGGACGAGATGGGACATTGGACAAAGGGCCAGAAAGGCTACATAGCAGAGACAGAAAGGATAAAGAACGAACATGAGCGTTGGTTACACGAAGACGATTACGGCCGGAGTGGTTGCAACTGATTTAGAGCTGATTAAGACGAGTAGCGGAAGATCCAGAGCTGACATTCTGGTTTATGTGAATCGCGATTACAAGAACGCGGATGGGAAGTACGACTCTGACCTACAGAAGTGGGAAGCGTGGGGAAGCACGGCCGATTATGCGGTGGCAAACATAGTGAAAGGCGACACGGTTGTGCTGGAAGGACAGTTCCGCAGGGACGTCATTCAAAAGCCGGACGGTAAGAAACAGGAATATACGAAATTCATTATCAGCAACCTCAAACAGTTGACTTGGAAAAAGAGAGAGCTGGTGCGCGAAGAGGCCCCGGCGTTCAACACAGGCCCAACGATTGAAGTCACGCCGGACGACTTGCCATTTTAAGGGGGTTTTAGAGCTATGAGTGAGACGAAGAGGCTTAGACGGGTAAGACGTAAGGGTCTGGGCAAAACGAAGCAAAATGGGCAGTTATCGGCCCTTCAGAGCACGTTCCGGGCGCCGAACGGAAATACCATGACTGTCGGCGGGCAGGTTGACGGTTGTCTGGTGATCCAGACGCACGGAGCTGTACAGGTTCCGCTGAAGCAGTTCATGCAGATGGTCGAAAGGTTGCAGAATTGGGGGAAGCCGGATGGACAGGAATAGCTTGCTGTATCGGCTACACCATGCCGCACATTATCTGTGTGACCTTGACAGGTACACTGCGGAAACAGCGTTGGAAGCGGCGAAATACATCGAAAGCAAAGAGATGATCCCGGTTGAATGGGTGGAAATGTACGCCGCCGGGCTAGAAGATCCGGCACCGATTAAAAAAATGCTGGGCGAGTGGAAGGGGCTGGGTTGAGTATGGGGTATCAATGCTTCCACTGCCTACACGATGGAGTGGTCTGGGACAGCGATTTCTCATTCGAAGATTACGGCTATGAGGGCGAAGGCATTATCCATGCTTGCCACTGTGCGTACTGCGGTGCGGTGATTGAGTACGCCGTCCCGATAAAGCGTTATCACTGCGACAACTGTGGCATTGAGTCTTCTTATCCGAACAATGGGCAGTGCCCGGTATGCGGGGCGCATCACGGCGAATACCATGAGGTGGAATGATGGAACCTACAGTCAAAACAAACACGGATTATATCGTCCACGTGACTGATGACTGGGAATGTGTGGGCGAAGGCGAGCTTGTGCGGTGCAAGGACTGCGTGTATTACCGACCGTATTCGGGCGGCAACGGCAGATATGATTGCGACAACATGTATGGCATGGCTGATGTGTATGAAGACGGGTTCTGCTCCCGGGCAGAAAGGAAAGAAGAATGACGGCAATACGGATCATAGAAATACTGATCTTTCTGTACATATTGATTGGTGTGCTGGAGTCGTTCGAAGGGAGATAAAAATGAGCGAGATGGATCTGGATAAAATCAGATATGTTAAAGGGATCCTGTACGGCTGGAACTACACAGAGAACAGAATCACATACTTGAAGGAACGACTTGCGCTAATCAATGAAGAATTGAACGGTATGGTATCGTCTCCGCGGATCAAGAGCACGGAAGAGGCAAAGTATAAGCAAAGCCCGCCGGTGTATCACAGCCGAATCCCGGAACTCATTGTTGAAGAAGAAGAATTGACCAGACAGTTGGAAGCCTACATGCCAGCGTTGAAACAGATCAACGGATTCATGGACGGGCTGGACAAGGATGAAGCGGAACTGATCAACTACCGATTCAAGCACATGTTCACGCTGGAAGCACTTGCCGGCATGTATTACACCAACAAGGACACAATAGCCCGGAGAATCAACCGAATTCTAATGAAATTCTGAAAATAGAGAAATTTCGCTGGACAATTCCCGGTATAATGGAGCCGGAGCCAAAATAGGCGCGGGGCCATTGTGCGGGCAGAGCAATGGCCCTTTATGTTTGTTTGGGGCGGCGACTCCTTTCCTGTTAAAACTACAGTTCCATACGGCCGCCCCAATTTGAAAGGAAGAACATGTGACGAAGCTCAAGATAACTTATCTTCCGCTAGACAGTTTGCACCCGTATGAAGGGAACGCTAAGCGGCACCCTGCTAAGCAGATTGATCAGATCATCGACTCAATCAACAAGTACGGATTCAACGACCCGATAGGAATTGACGAAAATGGGATGATTCTGGAAGGGCACGGAAGATATGAAGCCGCGAAGAAAATGGGAATGTCAGAGGTGCCTACATTCAGACTGGACACGCTGACGGACGAGGAAAAAAAGCAGTACATAATCGTTCATAATCAGCTGAACATGAGCACCGGGTTCGACATTAACAAGTTGCGGAAAGAGATGGCAAAACTGCCCAAATTCGATTTCGGAAACATCGGCATTAGCCAAAAGTTTCTGGAAGAGCACGATTACAAGAAAAAGACGAGAGAGTCGGTTCTCAATATTCTCAATCTGGGCCACGCTCAGTATCCGGGAGTCGGTAAGTATGACGTGCCGGAGATTGAACCGACCTACAGCTTGCCGGACGGGATCGAGGAATGGATTGGATTCAATTACGTTCTGTCAGATCCTAACCCGGAAAACAAAGCGGTACACTTTTTCATAGATGACTATCAGTTTGAACGTGTCTGGAACAGGCCGGATCAGTATATTGAAAAGCTGAAGCGCTATAAATGTGTGCTCAGCCCGGATTTCAGCCCGTACGGCGACATGCCGCTGGCAACACAGATTTACAACCATTACCGCAAGCACTGGATTGCCCGGTACTGGCAAGAACACGGGATCACGGTCATACCTACAATTAGAGCAAGCTCAGATCCGCGGTCGCTGGAGTTTTATCTGGACGGCGAACCGATGAACGGAGTCGTGGCATATAGTACAATGTGGTCGAATGTGCCGGACGCTGAGCACCTAAACATGAACAAACAGGAATGGTCATTCATGATTCTGAACTTGAGTCCGAAAGCCGTTGTTCTGTACGGAGACCCGACAGACTACATTGTTGAGTCTGGGGTAAAGCTGATTCAAGTTCCAAAATTCACAGACAAGAGATGGGGTTAAGTATGGAAAAGAAAATTATTTACCCGGAGCTTTTTCCGGCATGGTCACCAATGCGTAAAATTTGCTGGATTCAAGAAGAGTACGGAAAGTTCAACGAGGCGGAAGAGCGGTTCGCTCTGAAGGAAGACGCCCCGGATGAGATCAAGAAGATGTACGAAGAGTTGTGGGACTCAGTTGAAGCAAAGCAGAACGCGGGATATGACGTGGACTAACGGCCAAAATAAGGCCGTTTTTTATTTAATGGGGGAATAACGATGGCAAAGCCGACAAGAAGGGGAAGTATCGGAAGCGCTGGCGGCGGTGGCGGACGGCAGATGGCCGCACCTACAGCGTTCAGAGAGGAAACAGCCGAACAAAAGGCTTATTATGACGCACAGTTCGATGCGCTGAACCGGCAGTTAAATGCGCGGTACGGGCTGACGCTGGATCCGTCTTTACGTGACAGGGAAGATTTCAAAGGTATCCGTGATAGTATTTACGGCGTTGAGTCAGTTCTCAGAGAGTTCCCGGGAGCGGAAAAGTATCTTCCGGGCATGAGACTGGGTTCAGATGACGCAGATCCGGACACCTATGCGTATGCGAACAGCGCGAATAATTCAGTTACGCTGGGAGCCGCGCTTTATATGAACTACAAGACTGTCGGCGCGCTCATGCAGAATGACGTTAATGCCGGGTTCCACCCGAAGGGATCCACGTCAATGTCAGTTGCACAGCACGAAACCGGCCACTTAATCTCATACGCGGCGGCTAGGAAGCTTGGATATGACATTCTGGACGTAAACAGACGAAACGCGGCAATGAGAGAGATCGTGGAGAGAGCCTACAGCCGGGCACCGATACAGGGCTGGTTGCAGAGACAGGGCCATAACACTGTTTATAAAGCTAAGAACACTATTTCCGGCTATGCGCAGTACGCACAGTATCGTGGCGGCATTGTCAACTGGAACGAAACTGTCGCTGAAGCTGTTTCCGATTACATGTCGAATCGTTCGCGGGCTAATCCTTTCTCAAGGCAGATCGTCCGGGAACTGAAATCCATTCTGAGGTCGTAATATGGCAAAACCTACACGGGGCGGTAACAAAGCTAGGGAACCGCGGAAGAAAAAGGCCGAAAGAAAGGTGTATCCAGAAAAACAGCTTGCCGCGTTAGAAAAAGTTGAAAACAGAATCTATAAAAACAAGAACGAACAGGTTAATATTGTTGACAGGGAAGGAAACGTTGTGTTCAAAAAGTACGGTGACGAAGGTTCTGTCGACTTAAAATATTCGGAGACAGAGAACTTCAACGGGCCGGACTTTGTTCTTACTCACAACCACCCGCTTACAGGCGGGCGCAAAATCGGCGGGACTTTTTCTCCGGCCGATATAAATTCAATGCTTCGTCTTGGGCACTCCGGCGTCCGGGCTACAGCCGTAGAGGGAACTTATGACATGCAATACGTTGGGAATAGCGATAAGGATAAATATGAGTTTGTCTCAGCGTATAGAGAAGTGGTTGATAACATGATAGAAGACGTTAAGAGAAAGCGGAAAGAGGCGAAGGAAGCATTTTACTCTGCTGATCCGGGCCGAAGATATAGGTTCGGTCAATCGTGGTTCAACTCACCAGAATACAAGGAATTTGACGCCGGGCAAAAGAAAATATTCGATGACGGGATGCGCGATGTTCATAAATGGCTGACGAAAAACGCGTCCAGCTACGGATTCCAGTACACGTTTACGGAAAGGAAGGCAAAATGACAAAAGGAAAGGATATTAAGATTAAAGACTGGGGCGAAATTTTTCGCGAAATAGAAAAAGAAACGCCATCGCGCCCAAAGCCGAAGGCAAAGCCGCGTTCGGATAAGGGCAAAAAGAAGTAATCGAAGGAATTGAGCGCTCAATAACGAGCGCCTTTTTATTTGTTGAGGTGGATGGATGGCAAAACCAACAAGAGGCGGGAACAAAACAGCTCAGCCGAAACAGGCACAGCCGCAAGAACAGCCCAAAGAAGACCCTGTTCTGGGGCCGAAGGGTGATCCGATTGACGCGGAAACTGCCGTTGTAAATGTAAACAGGGATAACTGGCGAAAAGGTCTTCCGGGCTATGACATTAATTGCCAGCGGTGTATATGGGCTTATGAGTTACAGCGCCGCGGGTATGATGTTGAAGCGTTGCCAAACAATGACGAATTCGGTTATGTTTATAAGTACATAGACCAAGTTGTAAAGAATAAAACCTACAACGATTTAATCCCTGTTGGCGTTCAAGCGGGACAATCAGATGATATTAGAACCGTTGCAAGAAATATTAAAAATCAGATGAAGCAATGGGGCGATGGGGCTCGCGCATTTGTTCGAATGAGCGGGCATGTATTCAACGTTGAACAGATTAACGGGAAAACGTATGTTTTCGAAGCTCAGACCGGGCGCGTATACGATGATCTGATGATGGAACTGCGCCGGGGGAGCCGTAACCGCACGAAAATGATGGCGGGCATTATGCGGACTGATGATGTTGAGTTTAGAGACGACTTGTCAAATGTTGTAAAAAGGAGAAAATCATAAATGGCAAAGAAGACAGCAACCAGCACAAAGACTACAAGCCGGGCCAAAACAGCAGATAAGACATTTGCCGGCGCGTCCAAGTCTATTATGGACATTAAGCACAAGATGGACACGGGAAAGAAGCTGACACAGGCAGAACGCACAAAGATGCGGGATTATCTCTGGAAGAATGACGTTGCCGAATAGGCGGAAGTAAGCGCTCAGTAATGGGCGCTTTTTTATTGGTGTAACGGGGGCGAAAGAATGGCTAAACCAACAAGAGGCGGGCAAAAAGGTCACGCTGAAAGAAAAACAGCGTCCGAATTGACCGATGACGAAAGGCGGGCCATTGAATGGTATGTATCCGGGGACGGTATGTGGATCAATCAGTATTTACGGGGCCGCGGTGATTTCGGGGAACTCAGCGAATTTGAAAAGGAAATGCTGAAGAATCTGGACTCTGCTACAGACCGCGAGATCGGCGAGCGGGTTCTGTATCGTTCGGTTGACGCGGCGGCGATTTTCGGAAGCATGAGCGATGAAGATTATTCCAACTTATCGCGTTATATGAATTACGGCCCGGACGCATGGGGAAAGGGCGCGTACGCAAAGAGTATCTCTGACCGTATGGCCGCTATTCTGAACGGCGCAAAGGGCAAGACGATAACGGAAAAGGGATTCACCAGCACGACAACGGATTATGAAGTTGCGCGGGACTGGGGAGACTTTTCCGGGTCTAATCGGCCTATTGTGCTAGAGATCCATACCGGCAAAGGAACGCGAGGCGTGGACGCCAGTTTCACTGACCGAAATGCCAGCTCAGCTCAGCGGGAAATGTTACTTGCCCGTGGGCAGAAAATGACCGTATCGGATATTAGCGTAAGAGACAGGACGATATACGTTAAGGTGCGGTTCAACTAACAGAAAGGACAGGCGCAGAGATGCGCTTTTTTGTTTTTGAGTGAAAGAGTACAAAAGCTTTTTTAAGTCGGTAAGAGGCAACGAGGGAAACAAATGCCATTACCCGACAAGACTGGACACGTACGGATGCGGGTGTAGTCACGATTGCAGTTACTGTTACGCGAAATCATTGCTGACGTTCCGGGGACTATGGAATCCGCAAGAGCCGGCGGTCGCGGACATTGAAAAGATCCGCAAGAAGATCCGGGCGTTACCGAAGGATATTCCGGCAATCAGATTAGGCGGCATGACAGACTGTTTCCAGCCGTTGGAAAAAACACAGCGGGTAACATACGAAACAATCAAGGCACTGAATGAAGCAGGGATTGAGTATCTAATCGTTACGAAATCAGCGATGGTTGCTGACCCGGAGTATTTGGAGATCATGGACAAGAAGCTTGCTCATATTCAGATCACGGTAACGACAACAGATGACGAGCTATCGAAGACGTACGAAAAGGCAAGTGTTCCGAGCGAGCGGATCAGAGCAATAGAAACCCTACAGAGATCCGGGTTCGATGTTGCACTGAGATTATCACCGTTTATCCCGGATTACGTGGACATTGACAAGATTAACGCAGTGAAGTGTGACAAGATCTTAGTTGAGTTCTTACGCGCGAATAGCTGGATTGAAAAGTGGTTCCCGATTGATTATTCAGATTACACCGTGAAGCAGAGCGGATACCGGCATTTACCACTGGAAAAGAAAAAGGAATTGATCAGCAAAATCACAGGGTTCAAGGAAGTCACAGTATGTGAGGATGAATCGGAAGCATACGAATACTGGAAGGAACACTACAACCCGAACCCGGATGACTGTTGCAATTTGAGACGGCCGCATTGACGCGGTTTTTTGTTTGGGGGAAGTATGGCGAAGGGCGGACGTGTTGGAAGACAGCAGGGCGGAAAAGTCGGAAGGACGGGCGGCGACCGTGACAACGATTTTCTGGACAGCTTAAAAGACGCAAACAACGTGAATGATTTTATCCGCGCGAACATGAGCAACCCGGAGTTTAAGGCTTTCGGACGGCGCAGTGACGTGACGATGGATGACATTGGCGTGTTATGGGCGGACAAGCGAGTGCGGGAAGAGAGCAGAACCCTACATGAAATACCGATTGAGGACGCTGTAAGAACGATTAGGGAAAACATAGAAAGAAGCACACTGGACGGGTGGTTCAGAAACGCTGACTCTGGATATAAGCCGAAACTGGTTGAAAGCATGGCAAGAAATCCGGGCGTGTACAACGCGGCGATGAACGTTGCTTATTACAACTATTCATACGCCAGCAAGTCGGAAGGGCGAAGTGTAGTGCCGTTCAAGCAATGGCTCACAACGCCGCAACGAATGTACCGCGGGGATCACGGACAGCGAACAGTTCAAGGGGACTGGTTTTCAAGCTATTCAACGGACAGGAAGATTGCTCAAAAGTTCGGAAGCAATATGACGGAAAGAATGGTGCGGCCGATTGATACATGGGGCAGTTATATGACCACGGCCGAACAGGAATACTTAGTACCGATGCGGAAGTGGAAGAACAGACGCGATACAACCGGCTAAACGGGCCGAATTTGAATGATTTTATGCAGAAAGGGGGAATGAGCAATGGCAGACAAAACAAGCGAAAATAAGCCCAAAAAGGGCCGCCATGATGGAACCCCAAACCTCATACCCTTAAACAAGCGTCCAAAGGAAGAGCAAAAGAAAATTCAAGAAAAAGGGCAAAGAGCAAGCGCGGAGAAACGGAAGAAACAGGCGGACATGCGGGAAGGGCTGAAAATCCTAATGAGCATGAAGCCGTCAGACGAGATCCGGGAAGCTTTTTCTATGCAGTTAGGCATTGACCCGGAAGAACTGGGAACAAACGCGATGATTGCAAACGCGGCGCTGTACAACCGGGCAATGACCGGGGACGCGAAGGCGTGGGAGCTGATTCTCAAGAACGGGCAAGGCGAACAGATGACCGAAGCCGAACGGGAAGCACTAGAGATCAAGAAGGCAGAGCTGAAGATCAAACAGGAACAACACGCTATCGAGCTTGAGCAGTGGGAAGCGCGGAAGAACCGAACGGATGGGGAGCACTACAAAGGACTACCGGCGCTGAGCATTTCACCGGCGTTTCTGGGTGCACTGTTTGACATAACCGAACACGGGCACAATGAGTACGTATTTGAAGGCGGCCGTGGTAGTACGAAATCAAGCTTTATATCACTTGCGATTATTGACTTGCTAATGAAGCATGACGAACTGAACGCGTTAGTAATGCGTAAGGTGTCAAACACGATCAGCGGATCAGTCTATAACCAAATTGTGTGGGCGATTGATTATCTGGGCCTAACGAATGAGTTTCACTGCACGAAGAACCCGGCAGAGATCACGCGGTACAGTACCAATCAGAGGATCTTTTTCCGAGGAGCGGATGAGCCGGGAAAGATCAAATCAATCAAGCCGGTTCATGGATATATCGGCGTACTATGGTTTGAAGAATTAGACCAGTACAACGGCGAGGAAGAAATCAGAAACATTGAACAGTCAGCAAAACGTGGCGGCGACATTTCATGGACATTCAAGAGTTTTAACCCGCCTAAGAGCGCGCTGAACTGGGCGAACAAGTACATAAAAATGCCGAAGGACAACCGGCTAGTTCATCATTCATGTTATACGGACACGCCTAAAGCGTGGCTAGGTAAGGACTGGCTGGATGATGCAGAGTTCCTAAAGGAAACGAATCCGGCCGCGTATGAGCACGAATATCTGGGCGTTGCTAACGGCACGGGCGGCAACGTGTTCGATAACGTGGAGATCCGGGAGATCACGGACAAGGAAGTTAAACAGTTTGACCGAATATACAACGGCATAGACTGGGGCTGGTATCCCGACCCATTCCACTTTACGCGGTGTCATTATGACGCGGCGCGCTTGACGCTGTACATTTTTGACGAGTTCCGGGCTAACAAGATGAGCAACCGGGACACGGCCGAAGAGGTTAAAAAACACATACAGCCGGGCGAAATAGTAACTTGCGATAGCGCGGAAGAAAAGAGCGTGGGCGACTATCGAACTATGGACATTGCCGCGCGTGGGGCCGAAAAGGGGCCGGGAAGCGTTGACTATTCCATGAAGTGGCTGGCTAGTTTGAATAAGATAGTAATTGACCAAAAGCGCGCGCCGTACACGGCAAAAGAGTTTATTGATTATGAGTACGAACGCGACAAGGAAGGCAACGTCATAAGCGGCTATCCAGACCGGGACAACCACGCGATTGACGCGGTGCGCTATGCGATGAACAGCGTATGGAAGCGGCGGGGGCAGTGATATGACAATTAGGACAATTCTTAACTATTTGAAGGGGGTTATACAAAGGATGTTTTCTAGAGACGACATGAAGCGGATAACCGCCGGAGAGGTTACGCTATCCAATGACATGGTAATGCGAATAGAGCTATGGAACGACATGCTGAAGGGCAGGGCCGAATGGCTGAAGGACAGTCACGGCAATCACTTTAAGAGCATGGGCCTAGAGGGCGCTATCTGTGCAGAGCTGGCTAACATTGCACTGTCTGAGATGGAATGGACAGTGAGCAATGACGCACTACAAGAGATGTGTTCTCCGGCTATCGAATCACTGAACGAGGCGTTACAGCGCGGGCTGGCACTGGGATCACTGGTCATTAAGCCGCTGGGAGCAACCGGGGACTATGAGTTTGTTACTGAGGACAACATTATCCCGATTGAGTTTGACGGTTCCGGGGAGCCGAAAGACATTGCTTTCGTGCAGATCAGACCGTACGGGGACAATGACGTTTATTACCGCGTGGAGCGGCACCGGCTGACAACGGAAGGGCTTGAGATCACAAACAGAGCTTTCCGGGGTACTAAAAACAACGTTGGAAGTGAAGTCGATCTGGACGTTTTCGATGACTGGGCGGAACTGATGCCAGACGTAACCTATCGCGGTATGGACAAGATGGATTTTGGCTATTATCGCAACCCAATCCCGAACACGATTGACGAGTCGTTTAACGGCGTGTCTGTTTATGATGCGGCAGTGGAGCATATCAAAATGGCTGACTTACAGCTAAGCCGTATGGAATGGGAATTTGAATCAGCCGAACGAATGGTGTTTACCGATTACACGGCAGTGCAGAAAACCGAAGAGGGATGGGTACAGCCGGTAAATAAGAAGCGGCTCATTGTTGGAACAGATCAAGACGGCATGATGGAAACCTACAACCCGGAGATCCGGGAAGGCAATTTCATTAACGGCTTGAACGAATATCTGAGACTGATTGAACGTGATTGCTGTCTGGCGTATGGTGACCTGTCAAAGAATGAGCAGATTGAAAAGACAGCAACCGAAATTCTGGCAAGCCGCAAGCGTAAGTATTACCGTGTAACGGCAATCCAGAAAAACCTTGAAAAGTGTCTGAAGGGATACGTTGACGCAGTGGCAATGTATCAGCAGATGTACACACGCGGATATGAGGCGACATTCAATTTCCATGACAGCATTATGACCGATGAGGAAACAGAACGCGCACAGGATAGACTGGACATGAGCGCCGGTATTCTGTCGCTGGTCGATTATCGGGCTAAGTGGTATGGCGAAGATCCAGAGACGGCGGCCGCTAAGATTGCCGAAAACATGGCATTTATGAACGCACTGTCGCCGCGTGAACCGATCAGCTAATGTTTATTGACGATTACGAGACTGAAGGAATCCCGGAGCGAATCATACAGCTAATGCGGGCGCTAGAGCTTGATACGCTGATTGATATTTGCAGACGAATCAAGCGCGGCGGGAACATTACCCGGACGGCCGATTATCAGCTATGGAGACTGAAGGAACTGTCCGCTTTCCGGGGCAATTACGAACGCGCCATAAAGGAAATACTGGCCATTACGGACGATGAATTGCAGATGCTTTATATGGAAGTCGTGGCGGCCGGATATGCACGCGATAAGGCCATTTATGAGGCCGCTGGGGCCGAATGGATACCGTTTGAAGAGAACACGCCATTACAGCAACTAATCGCGGCTATTATGAAGCAAACGCACGATGAGATAGAGAACATTACGCAGACAACCGGGTTTATCAACATGGACACGGGACGCTTTGAGCCGCTCAATCAGTATTTCATTAACGTACTGGACAAAACGCACCTTGAGATTGCAACCGGGGCAACATCATATACGCAGGCACTGAAAAAGGCCGTGGACGACATGACCGCAAGCGGAATCCGGCAAGTGAACTATGACAACCCCGGAAAACGGCCGTGGCACAATCGGATAGACGTTGCAACCCGCCGGGCAGTAATGACCGGGCTGGCACAAGTTGAAGGGAAGATTGCAGAGGATAATGCGGAGAGACTACAGACGGAGTATTTCGAAGTTTCAGCACACCCAACGGCAAGACCGTCACACATGTTATGGCAAGGACGGGTTTACACTAAAGAGCAGTTGCAAACTGTTTGTGGTCTGGGCACTGTAACGGGTCTGTTAGGCGCGAATTGCTACCACCACTATGACGCGTTTATACCCGGTATTTCAACGCGAAACTGGACGGATGAGCAATTGACCGAAATGCGGCAAAACGCGCTGAAAAAGCACGTTTTCCGGGGTAAGGAATACACTCTGTACGAAGCAACCCAAAGACAGCGAGAGCTGGAAACGCGGATGCGCGCTTACCGGGAGCGTGAACGCTTGTTAAAGGAAGGCGGGGCCGATGAGCAGACTATCGCGGCCGCTAGAATCAAACGAGCACAAGCGTACAGGGAGTACAAAGATTTTTCAAAAGCGATGGGCTTACCAGAACAGATAGAACGGGTATACAACACTAAAAAATAGGGATTACAGCGCTGTTATGCGCTTTTTGTTTTCCGGGCGGCGGCCCTAAAACGCAGAACTTTCAGCGGCTGGCGACCGCTAAAACCGCCTAAAGGAAGGGAAAAAATGAAAACAGAAGATCTTACAGCAATTGGTTTAACGAAGGAACAGATCGACAAGGTACACGAACTCAACGGTAAAGACGTGAACGCGGCAAAGGAAGCTGAACATGCACGCATGCAGGTAATGGTAGACGGCCTTAACGGACAGCTTGCTGATACCCGTGACGCGCTCAAGAAGTTTGACGGAGTTGACCCGGATGCACTCAGTACAGAAATCCAGAATCTGAACAAGAAACTACAGGATCAAGAGCTGGAGTTCAAAAAGCAGATTGCAGACCGCGATTTTTCCGATAAGTTGACCAAATCCATTGCCGCCGCGAAGGGGAAAGATGCGCGGGCAATTATGCCGTTCCTTGATCTTGACGCGCTGAAAGAGTCAAAGAATCAAGACGCGGATATTGCCGCCGCGATTGACGCGGTGAAGGCGGAAAACGACTGGCTTTTCGAATCCGCTGAACCGTTCCGCAACGCAACGGCAAAGACCGGGGGAAGTGGCCCGGACGCTCCGTCTGGAGAACAGAGCGCAAGACGTGCCGCCGCCCGCCGGGCAATGGGCTTACCGCCCGAAGAGAAAGGGGAATAAATAGCAATGCCTAACAACATTACACTTTTTACTGAAGAGATTGCACTGCTGGACGAAGTATATAAGCGTGCTTCCCTTACCGCTGTTCTGGATGGAAACAATGAACTTGCTTCCATGACACAGTATTCTCACGAATTCAAGATCCCGAAGATGGACATGGACGGTCTGGCTGATTACAGCCGGACAAGCGGCTATGTTGCCGGTTCTGTCACTCTGGATTTTGAGACAAAGGCACCGAACTATGACCGTGCCCGTGTCTTCAATGTCAATGACATGGACGATATGGAAACAGTACGTCTGGCGTTCGGCAGACTGTCTGGTGAATTCATTCGTACAAAGGCTGTCCCGGAACTGGATGCTTTCAGATTCGCGAAGTATGCAAGCTTTGCCCCGACTGGACAGAGCGTTGCCGCTAACCTGTCCACTGGTGCTGACTGGAAGGCCGCGCTGATTACAGCTACAACCAAGATGGATGACGCTGAAGTACCGCTGGAAGGCAGACACCTGTTCATTACTTCCACTGGTGCCGCCGCCCTGAATGACCTTGACCTGACAGCTTCCCGCGCGATTCTGGACAGATTCAGTGATTTCACAATCGTACCTCAGCCGCGTTTCTATAGTGCAATCGAGCTGTATGACGGAAGCACAACCGGCGAAGAAGCTGGCGGTTATGTCAAGGCAAGCACCGGCAAGAATATCAACTTCCTGATTGTCACTGACGGTTGCCAGATTCAGTACCTGAAGAACGTTGTCAACAAGATCATTGACCCGATTACAAATCAGGACGATGATGCGTGGAAGTTCTTCTATCACCTGTACGGTATTACCGAAGCGTACAACAACAAGAAGACCGGCATTTATCTGCATACAGCCGCTTAATCATGGGGCGGATTGTTGGACGCGTACCTGAAAAGGTAACGAAGAAAAAGCCGGCAAAGAAAAAGGCCGGGAAAGTCATTACAACAAAACCGAAAAAGGCTGTCGAAAAGACGCCGGAAGATAAAAGAATGGAAGCCGCTGAAGAAGCTGAGTAAGCGGCTTTCTTTTTTGGGGGTGCTGAATGTACGTTGATTATCAATTTTACACAGAGGAATACTGCGCGAGCAAAACCCCGGTGGTGAACGAAACTGAGTTTTACCACTATGAAAGACAGGCCGAAGCGGTAATTAGGGAAATGACGCTGGACAGAGCCGCAACATATACAGGCGGTGACGAAGTGAAAATGGCAACGTGCGCCGCACTGGAGCGCATGTACATGGCAACGGCTGAAAGTGCTGACGCGCCGCCGCCGGGCATTACGTCCGAACGAGTTGGTGAGTATTCCGTTTCATACGCGAGTGCTACATACGCAGAGCGGTTGAACACAGTAACTGACGCTGGCAAGACTGCCGCGTGGGTATGGCTGGCACCGACCGGCCTGTTGTACAGAGGGCAGTGAACATGTATGAAAACAGAAAATGCACCCTTTATCTTGCGGCTAATGGTTACGCGCCGGTAACAATTAACTGTTTCATGACGGACACGAAACGATCTTCCGCCGGGAAGCTTGGGCTTAACTATCAAGAATCGGCTTTTGCGGCCATTTTGGGCCATTCTGAGCTGATTTTCACCGGGGGCAAGGATTATATCACTCCGCACGAAACGGCGCTTATTTTTGACGCCAGCACTGACGTTGGCTATTCCGAAATGGTGAAGGCACTGAAGGCGGCTGGCGCGCTGACGATTATGAGCGCTGATTTCAAGGACTTTGGGTCAGCACGGATGCGACATTGGGAGCTTTCATGCAAATAGTCGCAAAGTTCAACATTAACCCGGCTTTGATCTTAAAAAATCACGGCTTGGAAGATGGCGGGCCGGTACAGCGTTTTATCGACAACGAGTGTATCCGGCTGATGGATCCTTATACACCCGACCGCAACGGGGTGCTCAAAAACAGCATACGTTTTAATTCGGTAATCGGAAGCGGGCGGCTTGTGCAAGCTACACCGTATGCACGTTATCTGTATTACGGGGAAGTGTACGGGCCGAACATTCCTATTTTCGAAGATCCCGTGACCGGGAAAACGTATTTCGGAAGAGCACCGGAAGGGGCAATTCTTGTCGGATGGTATTCGCCGCCGAACAAACAGCCGACCGGGCGTCCGTTGCAGTACAGCAAGGCAAAAAGCCCGCAAGCTGGGCCGCATTGGTTTGAACGGATGATTGCTGACCACGCCGAAGACATTGGACGTGGCGCGGCTATCGTTGCCGGTGGGAGATTCATAAAATGAACGTTATTGAAACAGTTAAAAAAATACTAACTGACTGTGAGCTGATGGATGAGTTCAACCAGATCCATGTTGATTACACGGAGACTGAGGAATCGCCATTCAGCGCCGGGCTGTTTGCTAACGGTGCGGTAAAGACCGGGGAAGATATTATCGGCAATCCGACATACCGTATGCCTTTTACGCTATACACCGGGTTGCAGTCGGTGAACGACTATGACCGTCTAAAAAATAGTGATTTCTTGCTGAGACTGACCTATTACATGAACGGCCAGAAAGATATTCCTATTACCGAAAATCTGAACGGTACTGACTATAACGGCATAATCACGGATATTAGCGGCAGTAATGCACTGCTGTTCGATTATCCCACTGGAACGCCGGATCTTGTGCGTTACCAGCTTCAGATTCAAGTAAATTACAGGATAGAAATCGAATAGGGGGAATAAACATGCCAGAAAACTATGGCACAAAAATTGAGCGTAAGCTCATGGCGCACTACATCAATGTGAACCTTGAGACCCCGGCGTGGGAACGTCTTGGTAAAGACCTTGAAGAGTTCAACATTGAATTGAACGCGGACGCCGAAGACCAGAAAAACATTCTGGGCGAAACAAACGTACTTATTTCCGCGTACGCCGCGGTTGCAAGCGCGGAACCGTATTACGCCCGTGAAGGCACCGCGCTGTTCGAATGGTTACAGGATGCCATTGACAACCGTTCCGTCCTTGACGCACTGAAGGTTGAAACGCTGGAAGTCCATCTCTGGGACGGCGAAGAAACCGCAAAGACAGCTTACAAGGAAGTGGCGTATGTTGAGCCGACTTCTTATGGCGGGGACACAACCGGGTACCAGATCCCATTCACACTGCATTACACAGGCGAACGGACAGCCGGTACTTTCAACCCGACAACAAAAGCTTTCACTGCCACGCAGTAAAGGATAGGGGGTCTAGTTTTAGACCCCCCATTTTTTGAAAAAGGAGATAATGTATGGCTGAAAAACTGACGTTTGAAGAAGGCTACAAAGAGTTTGAAATCAACGGGGATCCAAATCGAATTCTTAGATTTAATCCGACAGACATTAACATAATCGACCGCATGAACGAGTCACTGAAGGACATGCGCGAACGTCTTGAGGCGCTGGGAGAGATTAAGATCACTCCGGCTGGGGACGCGATTAGCGACATGGATGAGGCGGCAACTACAGTTAGGGAAATTAACACTTTGCTGAGGGAAAACATCGACAAGCTCTTTTATCCGGGAGCGGCCGATGTGGTTTTCGGGATGCAGAACCCGCTGGCAATGGCGGGCGGGAGCACCGTGTACGAAAACTTTATGAACGGACTAATGAAGGCTATCGGCCCGATGGTAGAGAAAGAGCAGAAAAAGTCTATGGAACGGGTCGAAAAATACAAAAAAGCGTATGATCGGACAGTTGCCGGAAACGGTAAGCATTAACGGCAGAGATGTTGCGATTAACACGGATTTTCGCAGGGCGCTAATTGTCTTGCAAGCTTTCGCAGACCCCGAACTGACGAACAGCGAGCGGGCCGTGATAATGCTTGATTCACTGATCGGCCTTGAGAATGTAAACCCCGGCGAAGAACAGGAAGCACTGGAACGTTGCGTCTGGTTTATTGACTGCGGGCATAAATTTGACCAAAACAAGCCGCGTAAAAAGTTGATGGACTGGGAGCAAGACGAACAGCTTATCTTTTCGGCAGTCAACCACGTTGCCGGAACCGAAACAAGGGCCTTGCCATATCTACATTGGTGGACGTTCATCGGCTATTTCAATGAAATCCATGACGGGCTTTTTTCAACCGTGCTCATGATCCGCCAGAAAAAGGCAAAGGGGAAAAAGCTGGAGAAATCCGAACGGGAATTCTATCAGCAGAACAAAGACATGGTGGATATAAAGACAAAAATCAGCGAAGAGGAACAGGCGGAGATTGACAGGCTGAACGAGATTTATCAGTAAGGGGGACTACATTTATGGCGGACGGGAGTATTGTTTTTGAGACAAAGCTCGACAAAACCGGCGTATCCACCGGCCTAAAAGAGATGAAGGCTGAGTGGAACAATGTCGGCAAACAGATGGCTGAAGTGCGCCGTGAAATCACAAGCATTGAAAAGAAGCTAGAGAAAACGCCGTTTGACAAGTCGCTTAAAGCACAGCTGGCGGTGGCTAAGCAGGAAATGTCCAAGCTTGACGCAAAAACTATCAGTCTTGAAGAACAGATTGCCAACATGGAGCCGCTTGAGCCGCTGGCGCGGGAAGCAGATCAAGTCACAGACAAAATTGACAGACTGGAAGAACGGCTTACAAAGATGATGTCAATGAATGTTGACCCGTCTTCCAGCGCTTTCAAAGGCGCACTGTACGACCTAGAGAAATTACAGGCCCGTCTGGCAGAACTGTATGGTCAGATGGAGCAACTGGATCCGCACATCGTGGACGACTTGAAAGAACAGTTGTCCGGGGTGGTCAGCGGGCAAAACGTTGTGATTGAAGACTACACCAAAAACTTCAATGACCTTGCCGCCGCGCAAGAACACACGGTGAAGGGAGCCGGAGCGCTGGAAAGCGCAAACAAGCTGGTAAGCAAGAGCATGAAGAGTACAAGCGGAACGGTTGCGGATCTTGGACGTTCGCTGTTTTCGCTCGGAAACATGTTCAAATTACTGGTCATTAGAACGGCAATGCGGGCCATTCGTAAGTCAACGTCTGAGGGTTTTGCGAATCTTGTCACTTATTCTCAAAAAGCATCGGACGCTATGCAGAGCATGACGACCAGCATGTCGTATTTCAGCAATTCTATTGCCGCGGCGCTTTCGCCGTTGCTGGAAATGGCGGCGCCGATATTCAGCCAGTTCATTGACTGGGTGGTTGCGGCAACAAACGCTTTTGCCCGGTTCATTGCAATGCTGGGCGGGAAGGCGACCTACACGAAGGCAATCAAGAACAACAAGGCGCTGGCGAAGGCGGCCGGTGAAGCTGGGAAGGCTGAAGAAAAAGCTCTGGCGGCGTTCGATGAGATCAACACGCTGACAGATAACAGTTCTTCCGGCGGTGGCGGCGGAGCTGGCGGAGTGAGCATGTTCGAAGAGGCGCTGACCGGCGATAATCCGTTTAGGGAACTGTTGGAAAATGGCGAATGGGAAACTCTTGGCCGCATGATCGGTGACAAGATCAATAAGGCGATTGAGTCCATTGACACGTACGCTATCGGCGAAAAGCTGGGGAAGATACTCAACGGAGTAATCCAGACGGTGTATTTCATGCTGGATGAGATTAACTTTATTCGGATCGGCAACAAGATTGCTGATTTTCTGAACGGAGCGATTGAAAACATTCAGTTTGAATACATTGGGAGACTGCTAGTCAAGAAAATGACCATGATGCTTGACGTTGGGATTGGGTTCTTAGAAGCGTTCCACTGGGATTCGTTCGGGATTGCAATCAGCGATGGCATTATCGGCGCGCTGAATGAAGCGGCTGACTGGGTATCTGGAATTAACTGGTTTGAAGTTGGGCAGAACTTTGCAAACGCGATCTACAACACGCTAATGAGCATTGACTGGGCTGGTATTCTGTCGGCCGTGTTCACATTCGCTGGCGGCGTTTTAGGTGGATTAACCGGGTTTGTTGCCGGTGTTCTGTATCAGTTTGCGGAAGACCTGTTTATGAACCACGTTTTACCGGCATTGGCTAGTTTTTCCGGCATGTCGGCTGAGGAAATTGTGCTTGGGCTGTTGAACGGCATTATTGAGGGTCTGAAAGGCATTAAAGACTGGATCAAGAACAATGTGTTTGATCCGTTCATGAACGCGTTCAAGTCCGCGTTCGGGATCGCTAGCCCGTCAAAAGTCATGGCGGAGATGGGTGGCTACATCATGGACGGTCTGATCAACGGGATCTCCGACAAAATGAACGCGTTTATCAACAAAATCAACGAGATTGTGCAGAACATTAAGACACGTCTGACCGGGGTTGTGAACTGGATTTCCGGCACGTTCGTGGGCGGTATTTCCGGGGCACTGAACAGAATCGGCGACATTTTCCGGGGTGTCGGTAACAAGATCGTGGGTATCGTTGAGCGCGCCATTAATGCGGCTGTATCGGCAATTAACCAGTTTGGTGTTACCGTTCCGTCATGGGTTCCGTATTACGGCGGACAGCACTTTGGATTCAGCGTTCCGTACGTGTCTCTTCCGCGGCTTGCAACTGGAACGGTTATTCCACCTAGAGCCGGGGAATTTGCCGCGATTCTGGGCGACAACAACCGGGATACCGAAGTAGTAAGCCCGCTGGGCACGATTAAACAGGCTGTAACGGAAGTTATGGCGGAAAACAATGCTGATAGCGCGGCAATCCTTGACGCACTGAATACGCTGATTCAAGTCGTGCAGGACAAACAGCTTGTTGTCGGCAAGCGGGATGTTGGTGAAGCGGCAGTCGAGTACATTAACGGCGAAACACGGCGGACAGGCTTTACACCGCTGTTCGAATGAGGTGAGCGATGAACGTTTTGATCATTGACGGGGTTAGGTTGCCTACACCCGACAAAGGAATGAAGTACAGCGAATATGATCTTGCCGGGGAAGCTTACCGGGACGCGGCGGGCGTACTGCACAAAACAACCGTGCGCTATGGCGTTCGTAAGCTTTTCCCGACATGGAACGCGCTGACCAATTCTCAGCTTAGAACTATTCTCAACGCCGTGCGCGGCAAGGAATATTTCACAGTCCAGTATTACTGCGCTGACACTGGAAACGCGGGCACATTCACCGCGTACAAAGGCGACATTGAGTACAAATTAACCCGTCTAGTAAGCGGCGATAACGCGGTCTGGACGGGCGTTGGATTCAATCTGATTGAACGATAGGGGGACGTATGCTTAACGTTAGTGAAGAAGTAAAGAGCAAGTACCTATCAGACGAGTTTAACGGCCCAATTTCTATTGTGATTGGCGGGACGACATACACCAGTGCAAACGTGCTGATGGGATCGCTTGAGATTACTGAGTCGCTGTGCTCCGGCGAGTCGCTGGATTTCTCATCAGTCGAAAAGGGCCGTGCACAGTTTTCGTTTATTAACATTGACGATGATATTTCCGGGCTGAAAGGTGAACAGGCGACTATTTACCAGACGGTTGCCGGGGAGCAGGTTCCGCTGGGAGTCTACACCATTGATTCGGCTGAGCTGAACGGGGATTATCTGTATGACGTTGTTGCGTTTGATAACCTTGCAAAGCTGGACGTGGACATTAGCAGTTTGTGGAACGACACTATTGTCTTCCCGATAACTGCGCGGGATCTCTTGATCACAATCTGTACGCACTGCGGGCTGAGCTACAGCTTGCCAGAAACTTACTGCAACAGTAATTTCCCGGTCGAAAAAAATATCAAAGTTGAGAATACAACCGCTCTTGAATTTCTTGGATATTTACAGGAATTGAGCGGTTGTTTCTTCCGTTGTGACCGGGCCGGAGTGCTTAGGCGTATTACAGTCGGCAATTCTTCCGGGACTCCCGGCCAAATTTACGATTATTCGCTGATTGCCGGTGATCTCACGATTGCAGATTATGTATCAAGCAAGGTTGATAAGCTTCAGATCCGGGGGACAAAGGATGACATAGGCGTGATCGTTGGAACCGGGACGAACGCGTACGTCATACAGGCTAATCCGTTGCTGTATTCGCTTGATTCTTCAGCAAGCTCAACAGCCGTGGCGGAAAACATTCTGAACGAAATTAAGGACATTACCTATAAGCCGGTTGAAGCAAAGGTTAAAGCTCTCCCGTTCATTGAAGCCGGGGACTTGATCAAGGTAACGACCTACGAAGGAAACGAAGCTGTCTCCCCACTCTTTTGCAGAACGATGAGCGGCATTGGGATAGCGTTCGATTCGATTAAGTGCAAGGGTGTTGAAACACGGACGGAGCAAACGGCGGTTAACAAGAAGATTAAGATCCTCAATCAGCGGATGTTGGAGATCCGGGCGGACGTTGAAGAGTTTAGTACGGAACTTACCGAGATCCGTGACGAGACTACAACAATGCAGACACAGATTCAGCAGACGTCTGAGAAAATCGCGTTAACAACCGCGCGGACAACTAAAGCAAACTCATGGGCAAATAGTGATCTGACAGATGACACTTTGCCTAATTTTGTTCCTAAAACAATTAAGTACGGGAATTATACAATAGGAACATGGTCGGTTGTTTCTGACGGTTCCGATAAGGTTCTTGCGTTCACTTTTGATAACCAAGGTTTTGGTGATTATTTGGAATCAACCAAAGGTGTGATTGAACTGCCGTCAGACCGCGCGCAAGTAATATTGGTATCTGGTGGCAGAATTATTGACCCTAACATTACTTCCGGGCGTGGTTATCAGTGGAATGTTTCGGTGAAATATACAGACGACAGCAATGTTGTACGGTATGTATATGGATATGTCCGTGCTATGGGAAATGGGCAAAGCCCTTTGTTCTCCAGTTGGGGATATTTCCCGCTTGCAACGAAGTCCGATTATGTCAGACAGGCGATGTATGGAACTCTTCCAAGCGGTGTCACTTATTACACTGACACATACAATATTGTTCCGTATGTCCAGTTAAGCGTCCATATCGAGAACTCCTATGATGAGATTCGCAACGCATCCCCGATAGTTCTTTACTTCAAACAGCCGTATCTGGCAAAGGATGTTGTCACACGACTGTCGAAAGAAATTTATAACTCGTTTTCTTCCGATGATGCGGTTTCGCAGATCAATTTGTCTACTGATGGCGTAAAAATCAAAGGGGAAAAGATCGACATTCAAGGCATTACTACATTCTCAAGCTCAAGCGGCGGCACAACGGTTATTGACGGCGGAACGCTAACCGGGCAGACCATTAGCTCCGTCACCATGAACGCTGGAACGCTAAACTCCGGGACTATCAATAGTACGTCAATTAACGGCGGAACAATCTCTGGCTCAACGATTAAGGGCGGCCAGTTCCAGATTGAAGAGAACTCCACTATTTCGGCGAAAATGTACGGCAAGAACTTAGGGTCAGCTTTTGGCGGATACGGATTCTGTATTGACGGGACAGGTGGCCTTGCGTTCGACTGCTCACATATTCTGATTGCCCCGACCCAGAAATTATGGGTTAAGACAGCAAGCGGGAACTTTTCGCCCGGCTTGCAGGGCGATGTAACGTTCAAGAACTGGAACGGGGATCTTTACAAGCTGACATTCACCAACGGTATCGCGTGGTACTATTCGGCAACTGGATGGAGCAGTGGCGGGGGTTACAACGGAACAATCAACGGCATGTATTTCAAGAACGGGATCTTGCAGACATATAACGGGCACGAATGATGACGAAAGAAGAAATTATTAAGGCGCTTACGGAAGCGCATAATTACGCTTATGACATTAAGGTCAACGGGGAAGATGTTTACCGCATGGCAAACGCGCTGGCCCGGATACGTGGCGTGGTTGAAGCTCTGAACGAAAAGAAGGAAGGTGCTGGCAATGATTACAAAACCGATTGACGCGTCAACGCTGAAGGATTACCAGCTGATTACGATTGGGCGGCAGATGGAGAGCGGACACAGGCAGTTCATTTTCGACTGTTCCGGCTTCGAAGAAACTGTATCCAGCATTACGCTGGTACACGAACGCGAAAAGGATCTTGCGCCGTATATCGTGGAAACGTCTGGAACAGACATGCTTGCATGGACTATCAGCGACACGGACACAGCCTATGATGGATATGGACGCGGCGAGTTACGGATTACGTTTGCCGGCGGCCTTGCAAAATCTGTTATCTTCAGAACACAGGTTATTAAGTCGATTACCGGGGACACGGTTATCCCGGAACCGCTTCAGAGCTGGTATGATGCGATGATAGACTACATTAACGATCATTCTATAACCGAAGATCAGTTAGAACAGGCCGTTGCAGATTATATCGAACAGCACCCCATTGAAGCGCCTGTAACAAGCGTAAACGGCAAGCAGGGGGACGTGGTTCTTGCGGCGGCAGACGTTGGAGCGGTTGCAACCGAAACAGACCCGGTTTTCGCGGCAAGCCCGGCTCATGGAAT